GTGGGAGGAAGCTGATCCGCACGCGTTGCCGTATGAGGGCCCGTTTTCGGCCCCTGCTGGCTTTTATCGCGTTGCTGGAGCTCTCCCGCGTGACTTCCAGGAGACTGCCTCCTACTGGCGTCGAGATGCCAAATTGTATGCGGCAATCGACGGACACGCCGCTGTGTTCGCCGATACCGTCGTGTACTATGTCCCTGAAGACCCCGAACAAGGCCTACAACGCCTCGGGGTTCGGACCCTCACTGACGGGATTGTGAGGTTCCGCTATTTTACGGCCGGGGACAGGGTCACTGTAAAGGGCGTGACCTATGTAGCCGTACCTTATGACCAGAGCACCAGTTGCCTGATCAAGCTAGTGCCAGCGAAGTCCGCAGGCTTGTTTGATCTGGGCAGCACAGCTGTTGGGAAGCGCGTTCGCCGTTTGCTTGCGCGCGTCCCTGCTGAGGGTGCCCTGGGCATATCCACCGACGTCCTGATCGAGGCGGCGGTGACTGGAGTTGATCCAGTCACCCAAGCTCGGCTTGAGTTTGACGTTCTACGTCAGACGGCGGCCGACGAAGACGTGGCCCTGATTACTCGGGCCTTTAATCGTCACCTCGAGATGGGAGGCGGTGAGGACGCCCCTCAGGCGCACCGAGCTGCGAATTACATTCGCAACCTGAGAGCGGCGAACCCCGTTGGGCAGTTCGGGTATGCTGGAGGAGTGCAGTTCGACTGGGGGTATTGTTACTCCTGTGGCGGCCCCAGGCAGGGCCGTCTTCCAGGTCGGATCTGCAAGGGGTGCCGTAATGCTACCCCAGCGGCGAAGACGCTCGCCGCGGGTCAGCACGTCTGTGCAGTCGGTCGACTGATTTATCCAGGCGTGGTGCAGACCCATTCCCAGCACCCGGACTTGAAGGAGGGGAAGGAGACACTGGCTACTAGCCAGTGTTTTCAGGTGGCCCCATAGGCCGTGAGGCGCTAGCGCGCCTCCCTACCCGTCAGTGCCGAGGCCCAAGGCTAGGCGGGTTGGGGCTGAGTGGGGCCATCCCTTTTGTCAGCTCAAAGGGCCTGCGCGTCTTGTGTGAGGCCGTGCAATACAGGGTTTTCGCCGTCACCGGCTCGATGGTTCGACCAGGAGTCTTTGACAGGGCCTTCTCCCTGCGTGGTGCTCTCTTCAACTCCTTCTTGGATGGAGAAGCGGAGCCCATGAGTGTTTGGTCTTGGATACAGTCCATGCCCAGTCGTCGCCGCAAGGAGCTTGTGCGTGCCTTCCGTATGTATGAGGAGCGTGGCTTTCAGCCGCACTACCGTTATGCGGAGATCAAGGCATTTGTAAAGAGCGAGAAGCTACCATACTTCGCTGTGAAATTCGATGAATATGCACAGGAGTATGTCCAATATGTAGCTCGGCTCATTCAAGCTCCTCACGATGAGACGCATCTGGATGCAGGGCCGTACCTCAAGCCCCTTGTTGCACGCCTGAAGCGCGATTGGTCCGCGGACAACTGGCTGTTTTACGCTAGTGTCGGCCCGGAGAAGCTCGATACCTGGCTCAATCGTGTTGCCGGGGCTCAGAGCTACTTCTGGGCTGACTACAGCTCGTTCGACGCGACGTATTCCCCCGAGGCGTGGGCGATGATCGAGAAGTTCTATGCCCAGCTTTATCCTAGCGCTGACCCCCGGTTTTGGCGCGCCATTGATGCGTGGCGCCAACCGCATGGCTCGGTCAAGTTACGCAAGGATGAGGCTTGGATAAAGTACTTGGCTCCGGTCATGAACGCGTCCGGGCGTGATGATACCGCGTTAGCGAACGCCCTCTTCAACGGCATCGCACTCGCCTGCGCTTTGGCCAGCGTTTTATGTGGCGTTGATGTGCTCTCCTTGCAGGAGGAGCATATCCGCTGTGTTTCTCAGCTGGTCAACATTGCTGTGGTAGGGGATGACAGCCTCGTGGCTTGTTCCGTGGACATTGTTCCTCTTGGCCAGCAAGTCGTTCAAAGGTTGGAGCAGTTTGGGCTTAAGGTTAAAGCTTGCTCCAGCCGAGAGCTGGTTGACGTGACTTTCCTGGCATCTATGCCATACCCGGTTGGGGATAAGTACTACTGGGGTCCAACCCTCGGCCGTCGCTTGTATAAGGCGTTCTGGCAGGAGGATCCTGTAGGGAATCTACCAGCCTGGGTGAAAGGAGTGGCCCAGCAGTTGGCCCTCTTCCGTCACGTCCCATTGCTCTCCGACATTAGTGACCGGATCCTGCAGTTGCTCCCCGGTGGGAAGATCACCACACAAGTGGCTGACCCCAACCGGTTATGGCAGCACCGGGAGACCGCGACACCTGGCTATACCGACCAGACAGTCCACTGGCTGGCTCGTCGGTATCAGGAGCAGGGCCTGACCGCTGCACAGGTCAGAGCTGACATTCGTTTGGTGCAGGGGATCACGCGTCTTCCCGCGGTGGGTCGGTTTCATACTACCGATGCCGCCCTCCGGGTCGATGACCTCTGATCCCATTGTTGTGGGACTTCTGGGTCTCTTCTCACCAGCCCGAGACCCGTTATTTGTTGCGCGATGACCAAGGCTAAGCGTGCGAGAGCTAAGCCTAAGGCAGCACGAAAGCCAGTGGTGAAGGCATCAAGGCAGCAATCGAGGCGCCGAGCAGTTGTGCTTCGGAAGCGCACTCTGACTGTTTCACAAAATATGTCAGAGTCTGTTCGTCAGTATAAGAATGCATTGGTTAATCCTTTCGACACCTCCGCGATCGGAGTTCGGGTGCCGGATGCGTTTGCCATGCCTACGGTCACTTACCACGTTCGTGGTGCTGCGACCTGTTATACTGATTCGAACGGCACTTGGTTTGGCGCCTTGCTACCTTCACCATGCTTTACGCTTATTCAGGGTGCAGGAACAATCCTCGGGAATCTGACCAATTTTGCTCAGAATACCGCCTGTTTCTTTGTGGCTAATCCTACAACCCTGTCTGCCGCATTCTCAGAATATCGCGTAGTGTCCTGGGGTCTGCGAATCCTCCCCAAGGACACCGCCCTCAATTTGAAGGGGAAATTTTATGTTGCTATAGCTCCCACGACGGCCAATGCGCCATCGTGGAACACTATGAATACAGTGACAGCAACAAACAATGGTGTTGTAGGAG